GCTTCCAAAATTACAAGCAAATCAATAAGGTGCGGCAGTGGCTCGATGCCGTAAGCTCTCGCCACTTCTAACACCGCAGGCATATCGAATCCAGCAATTCCTCCTGAATGCCAACGTCGCTGCATTCGACTTGCATTGTATACTCGCATGGCTTGTCTAGTTCCATCTAATTGATGCGGGGAATTAAACTCACACTCCGTACAGTCAAAATGCTGTTTAGTCTCGCGTTGCATCTTGATACAATCAGAGCAATACTTTGGCTTATCGGAGTTAAGCCAAAGTATTGCATCAATTAGTTTTTTTCGATTTCAGCCTTTTTTTCGTGCGTAAAGCGCATGGTATCGAGTGCAACTTCCATAAGATCATTATCTGGCGCTGCGTTGATTTCATCTTCGGTCAAGCCATAGATGTGTTGCATAATCCATTGCGCAAGCTCACGAGAACGTAATAGGCGTTCTGTATCCGGTGCTTCTTCCGGAACTGGGGTATACAATGGGTCTAAACCAGATTTAATTAATTCACCGCGTTCAGCGAATGTTAAGCCTCTTACTTTGATATCTTCAAATGCCATATTGGCACCTCCTAGTATTGTTCTTGATTATTAACTAATGTAATGATGGATGCGGAGCGACCAGCATCTGCACGATAGTATGCTTTAAACGGCAATTCAATATTGACGCCACGAGGACCATCGATGCCTGGAGATTGTCGTTCGTACACAAGTTCAGGCAATTTGAATGTAAGCGACCAGTCATCTTGTTCAAGTCGCAATTCCAAGCTGGATTCTGTACCATTAACCGCTTTGTTTAAAAGGTCTTTGTTTTGGAAGAACGCTTTAATTGTCCCGGAAATTGACACAATACCTGGGTCAATGTATGTTCTAAATCCTTTACCGCCGATAGCGTAAGAGTCGCCGTCCAAGCCAAAATCAAAGTTGATATCACAACTTAGGATATTGGCCACAGTGACGCCACCCTCTTTAATGGTTGCGTTAAGGTTTTGGAATGGTAAGAAATTAACCGCCTTAGCTGCAGCATCAAATGTAGTGACCGCTAATGTTTCCTTACAGCCCATTACATCCACAGATGCAGTTAATTCGGCATCACCGCCAAATTTAAAGCCTAATTTACTAACTCGCGCACCCGCGAATTGTTGGAATACGTTAACATCAGGATAGCCCTGTTCAATAGTTAACGACGGCATTGTATTGCCGATTTTAAATACGTGTTCCGACTTCTTATTTGGCGCTTGGCCTGTTGTATTAGAAGTCGGTTGCCCGAAGGCAGCCTTTAGCCAGTATCCGATGTCGATTACACCAACAGGTACGGTTAAACTACCGGACGTGTCGATGTTGCCACGGAATGGCGCTGCAGGATTACGATCGCCACGTATTACGGTGGAATCGTTTAAATTTTGACTAGCTTTTATAGAGCTAGATATGATTGGCGTGATTACACCACCAGTGGATGGCGTTGTACCAAAATCCGCCTCAAACGCAATCGCCACATGGGACTGAGAGCCCTGCGCACGTTTTGCTGTTGCCATATGCATTTCCTCCTTTAATATTCAATATTCCCGCCGATTACATGCGGAATTTCTATAGTAGCTGTTAAACGTCCAGTGAACACCGGGCGCCAATTCATTGAGTCTAATTCATAATCAATGCCGATTACCGGAAACGCTGGATTTACCTTACAAATGCATTCGATGATTAACTGTCCTAGGTTATCCGATTCTAGCGCTCCGTCGTATCGAATAATATTCTTAACGCGAGTTGCACCTTTATGGACGATACCCCATACAATCATTAACGAGTATGTGTAGGTATCAGCAAGCCCTTCGTTCTTATTACTCGGTAGTAATATGATGCAAGGGCAATCTTCTTCGAGCGGTGCATCAACATCGTCGTAGCCGACATACAGTTGCGCCGGCTTTCCGTATTTGTCATTGCAAAATTTAGTCAACGCTTCATCATTCGCTAGGGCTTCAGCCCAACGTTCAACGATGCGCGACAGTGGAATTGTCTGTTGCATCAAATCACCTTACCTTATAGTTACGTCGAGATGCGGATTGTGCAGCTGGACCATAAATAGCGTAGTCGCCTATCTTATTTTCGATATAAGGTTTCAATTTAGGCTGTAACGCTGCTTTCATAGGTCCATAAGTATGACGTGGCTGAATTTTGAACATCGATTTACCCTTAGGCAATGGTACGCCTGCAGCAAATAACTTCTTGCGCATAGGCTCCGTAATCTGCTTGGTGTATCCTTCCTCGATACGTTCACCTAACCGTTTAGCCGAATTAGATAACCACCCAACTCGGACGGATTGCTTGCCCTTGTCATATTGATATCCGACTGCATTCGATAGCTTACCAAGAGGACTATATCCGATTGTCCTGGCACTAATACCCATATCAAGTAAGGCATTTCGCGATTTCGAGCCCCAGGCCTCTCGTTCAGCTCGTCCGCCACTTTGGTATGCTTTGCGAAGTTTAGCACCAAATGCTGACTCAAATGCAGCACGTCGCGCCGGCGCCATGAAGTTAGGATATCTACGTCCACCTGGTGCACCCGACCGGATGCCCTGCTTTATTTCTTTTTGCATCATCCATCCTGTTGACTTTAATGCCTTACGCATCCAGTCTGGTTTGGTTTCCGCGATGAAATTCAGATACGGCGTAGCTGTGTCTGTAATCGTAATAGGTTCATTACTCATTACGGTCTCACCGCCCTCACGTTATGCACGATTTCAAGGCAATACATCGTACCGTCAAAGTTAGAAATGTGATCAACGTACCATTTTTCACCATTGATATACACTTCGTCTTTTGATCGTGGTTCAGGAACATCCTTAGCACGCACCCAAATCTGAGCCTTATCAGCTAGTGCTTTATCGACAAATCCGGAACCTTTGCCATCATATTCGCCAATCTCCACGCTAGCTTTGATAACTTGGCCTTTGTAGGTAATTCGCTCACCAAATACAGAAAGCAGTGCATTAGGCCTATATCCTAATTTCATAGTGCATTACCTCCTATGGAGTAGGCGGGCATATGCCCGCCTTTACATTACTTTTCTACATTTGGCACAAGAGCGACTTCCAATACTGTAGTACCTGGGCGTTTTTCTGTAAGAGCCACGCCTAATACTGGGTTAGTGTCCGTCTTAGATGCTCGCTTTTGATCTTTGTCGAAATACACAGTATCACCTACTGCAAAAGAATCGGATGTTAATGCCGCTACTTCAAAACAGCCAGTTACCTTAACTGCACCGATTGAATTAGGACCAATGTTTGTAATTGCCACACCGTGCATTTTACCGATAGGAACGATGTCCCCTACTTCAATCATTTCGGTTGTTGTATTTTTAAAATCGACGCGGTCTAGTTCTTGAATGAATTTAGCCATATCTATTTACCTCCTAATCAATTACTAATTATTTACCAGGATTTTTGTACAAGCCGCGGAAGTCGATTGCTGTTGCGTTGCAATCGATTGCTACTTTGTACTCGATGCCGTCAACCTTGAAGCCTGTTTGCGTTTCTAAACGAGGTGTTTCAATGCCATTTAAGTACGTTACTTCGATAGTTTGTACATCTGTAGGACGGGATGCCAAATACCAAGCATGCGGATCCGTTAATGCTGCATCTACGACGATAGTGAATCGACCACTGAATGGGTTAACTGTATCATTGCTACGAGCAGGGTCTACCACAGATTTAACTACTTGATACGCTAATGCTTCGAGCTCAGGTGGAACAATCAAATACGTAGGTGAGATATTCAAATTACGATTTTCACCAATATGTTTTTGGCGACGCATAGCCGCTACGCCTGCAGCTAAAGATACAACACTTAACTCAGAGCCTGTAGTTGCTAAGTTCTTACGGTCTGCACTAAACAAAGCCTTTCCATCTTCTAACACAGTATTGCCGCTTAAAAGGTCATATACCATGTTATTGATTTTATTTTTTGCTGCACGACCAAATTTAGAAGAAATATCGTTAAATACACCCAAATCGTCATTAATAATAGCTTGTCGTGTTAAGCTGAACGTACGTCCGAATGTCAATACACTAACATTCGTACCTGCTTCGCTCATTTGGGAATCCTTGAATTGTCCGCCCTCAGGGACAAGTTTCAATTCAGCTGCTTCGGAAAGTAAAAAACGTTTTGCTGGTTTGAAGTCACGATTACTACCTTTCCCCGCCCAAGTTGCAAATGTAGATGGTGCTGTTTCATAACCTTGCATCAAGGCCTTACTTGCTACATTAGACAACGCGATTGGGAAAGAGGATGTGGAGTTGATAGCTTCACGAGCTAATTCAAATCGATCGGAGTAATTAGCAGTTAGACCTTCACGAACCATAGACTCACGTGCTAATTCCATTAAGGACATAGAACGGAGTTCATTTGCACCTGGTGCAGGATTTGCGACTGGGATACCCACAGACATCATCAAAGCGTCCTGCATAGCCATGCGGAACTTATCAGAATCTGCTTCACCAACTTTAACGGATACTGGTTTATTGCGTTCACGCAACGCATCCATTACTGCCTCACGAACTTCGGCAACAGATTTGCCGGATTTGATGAATTCATCTACACCGTCAACATCGAAATCACGGCATAGGCTAGTGATTGTGGATACACGTTCACGTTCTGCCGCAATCAATTTTTTAGCGTCATCCGCATTAAAACCTTTAACTCCGGACTCTGGTACTTCCGGTACTACTTGTGGCACGTTTTGCTCAGTGCCTTTTGCTTTTGCATCACCTTTCATAGGTTCCTCCTCATTATCATCTACACTTCTGCCTACCCCTACACTTGGATCTGCAGGGACGGACACAATACTAATTTCCAACGGCTCCCAGTCTGTAATTACGTATGCCGGGCCTGTAAATCGACCATTAGAGCTTTTAGAATCGGAATCAATTAATTCCTCATATCGGCTTATGGAATATCCGACACTCACGCCCTGTAGCGTGCCTTTTAACACTTTTTGATAAATCTTTTCGGATTCATCGTCTTCATCGAATCGAACAATCGCTTTGCCACGATTGTCTTCAATCCACACATTCTCGATGTGTCCGACTACAGTATCACGGTCGTGATTGAATAACACCGTACCCAAACCACTATTAAAGCGGTCTAGGTTAATGCATCCATCGTCATGACACAATATCTCTGTTCCGAACCATCTTTCATATGGCTCTTCAGAGGAAAAGGACAATTCGACGGTACGATCATCGTTCGCTTCGATATTTGTAATTTGCGCCTCTCGGGCATATTTACCTAAGAGCTGCTTTGCAAATTTCCCCACTAGCTATCATCTCCTTTCATATCAGTGGCATTATCATCCGCTAGATTCGTTATGTCCCCATTCATATCAAGGGCAACACCCAATTCCTTAATGCGGTCTTGTTCCAGCTTCCGCTGTTCAAGTACTTCTTCCCAGTCCTTGCCTGATGCACTGCATACGTCTTCGAGCGTTGTAAGTCCTGCCTTAATAGCTTCCTTATTAGCATTAACTTCCTTAACAGGGTCAATCCAAGACCAGCCTGGAGCTAACCACGCTACTTTCTTATAAAGTTTTGGGTTTGCCGCATAGTCATTGGCCGGGATAATTCCCTTTAGGTAGCATGCTTCAATGAAAGCCTGCCATACAGGCATGCAAAAATGCTCAATTATAAAACGCTGCATCTGCTTGAATGATTGCTGGTCTTCCAGCATATTCTGCCGAGCTGCGGAGAAGTTACCACTAATATTGCGCGTCACTATGTCCGCGCTTAGACCCATACCTGACGCTATGCGTCTTGTTTGTGTCGCTGAGTATTCTGATGCGGTTCCTGCATTTCGCTTAGGTTCCGCAAATGAAATTGATTCACCTGCACGTAGATGTTGGATAATCCCTGGCGCCATTGAACGAACTTTCTTGCCTTTACTATCAATCTTATTCGCAACCATCGGGTTACCCCCAGTATTACTTGTTACGAACGCGCCGAAACATGCGGCCACACCACTTTTTTATATAGATAAAGGT